TGCCCACAAGAAGGCACTGGACAAGGGTGGCACCAACGGCGATGGCGTCACGGTGCAGAGCAAGTCAGCCAACCGTTCGTTCCGCCGAGACGCTAAGGGTAACCTCGTATCGGAAGTGAGCAAGCGGGAGCGCAAACGCGCTTGACACGCAGGGCGGCATTCGTAGAATGGGTTCACGGCAGTTGTCGTCGAGCCTGCGGGTTAGGTGCGAGTGACGTGGGCGGAAGTTCGCGCTTCTCGTTTAACCGCATCAGCGCGTTGCCCGATCTCTCCTGAAGGTGGACGAGCCGAGTGACTACCGTAAGTAGTCGCCCCAGAACCGAGTGGAAATTCCACATTCGGTCGATACGCTATTTGGAGTCAGAGTGCAATGACAAAAGCAGAGTTTGAGGCCCTATTAAAAATACAAGGGTACGAGCTATTGATGTGCGAGGTGCGCAACGCGGTGCACAAGGACGAGAAGTACATGCACTCCGCAGATGTTGTGACACGGTGGTGGGATGTTGTCACGCCGGGAGAACCGGCCAAGACCCCCGCTGCCGCTGTGCAAAAGACCATCGCAAAGCATTTCAAGAAGCATGCAAATCATCGATAACAAGGCCCTGCTGCTCAAGGTCAGGGAGCCGGGGCGGATCACGACGGTCATCCCCAAAGCCAAGCAGGTGGGTGACCACGAGGTGTTGGTCAAGTGGGGGCTGGAGGAAGCGCAAGTACTCAAGAACATGCGCATCAAGAACGTGCCGTCTCCCATCAACGCTACGTACGACTGGCCCGGCCTCTACAGACCCTTCGATCACCAACGTGTTACTGCATCCTTCCTGACGCTCCATCGGCGTGCGTTCTGTTTCAACGAGCAGGGCACGGGCAAGACCTCATCGGTGATCTGGGCTGCTGACTACCTGATGAACATGGGGTTCATCAAGCGGGTGTTGGTGCTGTGCCCTCTGTCGATCATGGCCTCGGCATGGGAGGCGGACCTGTTCAAGTTTGCTATGCACCGCACGTGCGCCATAGCCCACAGCTATTCCAAGGAGAAGCGGATCGACGCCGTGCGCAGTGGCGCAGAGTTTGTGATCTGCAACTTCGACGGGCTTGACATCATCAAAGACGAGATCAAGGATGGCGGGTTCGACTTGATCGTGATCGACGAAGCCAACGCCTACAAAAACGTTGCCACGAAACGGTGGAAGACGCTGAACTCCGTCATTGACCCGAGCATGTGGGTGTGGATGCTGACAGGCACTCCTGCATCGCAGTCGCCCGTGGATGCGTACGGCCTTGCCAAGATCATCAACCCCAACGGGGTGCCGCGTTTCTTCGGTGCGTTCCGCGATCAGGTCATGACCAAGATCACCCAGTTCAAGTGGGTGCCCAAGAAGTCTTCTGAGCGCACGGTGCACGAGGCCCTGCAACCGGCCATCCGGTTCACGAAGGAAGAGTGCCTCGACTTGCCCGACATGACGTACACCACGCGTGAGGTGCCCCTGTCTCCACAGCAACACAAGTTCTACGAAGCGATCCGCAAGAACATGATGGCTGTTGCCGCAGGTGAGGAGATCACCACGGTCAACGCAGCGGCCAACCTGAACAAGCTGCTCCAGTTGTCATGCGGCGCGGTCTACTCCGATAGTGGCGAGGTGGTGGCGTTCGACGCCAAGTCTCGCATGGCTGCGCTCATGGAAGTCATCGAGGAGGCCAGCCACAAGGTCATCGTGTTCGCACCGTTCCGGCATGCCATCGAGATCATTGCCGAGGAACTCAAGACCGAGGGCGTGTCGTGCGAGGTGATCCACGGCGGCATCAGCGCAACCAAGCGCACCGAAGTGTTTGCTCGCTTTCAATCGGAAGACAACCCGCAGGTGCTCGTCATTCAGCCACAGGCTGCGGCGCACGGCGTGACACTGCACGCTGCCAACGTGGTAGTGTGGTGGGGGCCGATCACATCCACAGAGACGTACCTGCAAGCCAACGCACGCGTGCACCGCGCAGGGCAACGCAACCCCTGCACTGTCGTGCACCTGCAAGGCAGTCCGGTCGAGAAGCGCATCTACGCCATGCTGTCGGAGAAGGTGGACATCCACACCCGCCTGATCGACCTCTACAAAAATGTGGTGGAGGGTACTTGACAAAGTAAATCAAGCCACTATAATAGTTAGACCTTTTACAAACGAAGGAGAGTGCAATGGACGACCCAAACGTCGAACAACTGACGCGTGTCTACGTCAAGATCAGAGACAAGAGACGCGAACTTGCCAAGCAGGATGAAGAACTCAAGGAGCAACTTGAGACCATCTCTCAACAACTGCTTGAAATCTGCAAGACCCAAGGTGCTGCCACCATCCGTACCGCCCACGGCACGGTGTCGCGCAGGACTAACAAGAACTACTGGACGAGCGACTGGGACTCGTTCTACAAGTTCATCAAAGAACACGATGCTTTCTCGCTGATGTTTCAACGCATCAACAGCGCGAACATGTCGCAGTTCCTTGAAGAAAACCCCGATGTGCTTCCGCCGGGGCTCAACGCGGAAGTCACCCAGACCGTCGTAATCACCAAACGCTAAGGAGAATTTTCATGAGCAACGAACTCACCATGCTCGACAACGCGCTGCCGTCCTACCTGAAGGAATTGGAGCTTGATGACGCAACCAAGGCCCTGATGGGTGGCGGCGGTGGCGGTGGCGTCAAGCGCATCTCCATCAAGGGCGGCGTCTGGCGCATGATGGTCAACGGCAAAGAGATTGCCAAGAACGAAGAGCGTTCTATGAACGTCGTCATCGCTGCGGCTGCACCCAAGGTGTCGCGCACGTTCTACCTGAAGCAGTACAGCGAGGGTGGCGACGTGGCTGCTCCCGACTGCTGGTCCGCTGACGGCGAAGTGCCTGACGCCAAGGCGCAGAACCCGCAATCCAAGCGGTGTGTGGACTGCCCCCAGAACGTCAAGGGTTCGGGCCAAGGCGATAGCCGCGCCTGCCGTTACTCGCAACGTCTGGCTGTGCTGCTGGCCAACGACCTCAAGGGCGACGTGTTCCAACTCACGCTGCCCGCTGCTTCTATCTTCGGTGAAGGCGCTCCGGGCAAGTGGCCCCTGCAAACCTACGCCAAGATGATTGGCAGCAAGGGTATCCCCATCACGGCGGTTGTGACTGAGATGCGGTTCGACACGGATAGCGCCACGCCCAAGTTGACGTTCAAGCCTGTACGTGTTTTGGAGAGTGTAGAGCACCATGTCGTCATCGAGCAGGGCAAGAGCGACTCCGCCAAGAAGGCCATCACCATGACGGTGGCCGAGGCCGATGGTGTCAAGACCAAGCCCGAAGCCGCCCTGCCTGCACCGACCGAGGCCCCCCAGAAGGTTGTGGCTGAGGTGGTCGAAGAGCCGACCAAGCGCACCGCCAAGAAGGACGAGGCCCCCGCTGAGAAGAAGGACCTGTCCAAGATTCTGGCTGAGTGGGACGACGCGTAATGAGCGGGTACTCCACACTCACAGTGCGGGAGATCAAAGAGGCGAATGCAAACCTGCTCGGGGTCAAACTCGGGCTGGTTTGTATCGCCCGTGACATCCCTGTAAAAGATGTTGCGGAGTTCTTTGGTGTCAGTAGGGTTACCGTGTACGGTTGGTTCAAGGGCAAAACCATCGTTTCAGGCAAACATTCTGAGAAGATGCAAAAGCTGATTACAAAATTGTCATGAGTTTGGGTGGGCTAGGGTCGCGCCCGAAGAGGATGTTCGCCGTCGCATCCCTGCCCAATCCATTTTCGACGGCGCATTAAGGACGGCTAATGATTTCGAGGACCGAGTTTCTCTCGCTGGTGCTCCCATCTCTGGATGCAGGCGAGAAGTATTGCGCGGTCGGAATCAAGAAGGTAAACGAGGAAGATGTAGTACGGCAGCGGTTTGTAGACGACATCGAGGGGTTGAGTGCAGTTGCAGATGCCTTGGTAGGCGAGAACTTCAACGCATTTTTCGCAGTCGCCAAGTACGGCGATCCCAAAGAAGGACGTACAGCCAACAACGCAGTAGCTCTCAAATCGTTTTACATTGATCTTGATTGCGGCCCCGGCAAGCCTTTCGCTGATCTGGGCGAAGGTCTTGTAGCACTGAAGAATTTTTGCAAGGCAACTGGTCTGCCTCGCCCGACCATCGTCAAGTCCGGTGTCGGTGCGCATGTGTACTGGGTGCTGGAGCAACCGCTGCCACGCAAGGAGTGGAAGCCATACGCAGAACGCCTCAAGGAGTTGTGCGTCACACACAAGTTTGATGTTGATCCGGCAGTGACGGGAGAAGCCGCACGTGTGTTGCGCATCCCTGAAACACTGCACCTGAAGGACCCGACCAACCCGACCCCGGTGGAGGTGCTGCACGTCGCAACACCAATGACGAAGGCGCAGGTTGACGCGTGTCTGGAGCCAACGGAAAACATCTTGGCCGTGTTGGACCGCGCCGAGTTCAAGCGCGGCATGGACCCGGTGACGATGGCGCTGATTGGCGCGAGTCAATCAAACTTCAAGACCATCCTCATCAAGTCCGTCGAAGGCACTGGCTGCAACCAGATCGCCCACATCTACGACAACCAAGAGACTATTGAGGAGCCGCTGTGGAGAGCAGGGCTGTCGATTGCGCAGCACTGCGCTGATGGGGCCAAGGGCATCCATGTACTGTCTAGCAAGTACTCGGGATACAACGCCGCCGAGACCGAGCGCAAGGCCGCTGAGACCAAGGGCCCGTACACCTGCGAGACATTCAAGAAACTCAACCCGGCAGGCTGCGAGAACTGCACGCTGAAGATCACGTCACCGATCCAGTTGGGTCGGGAGATCGTCGAAGCCACTGAAGAAGATAACACCGTCACCGACTTTGAGCCGGAGACCAAAGAAGCCAAGACGTACGTCATCCCCAAGTTCCCCTTCCCGTTCTTCCGGGGCAAGAGTGGTGGCGTGTTCGTCCACACCAAAGACAGAGACGGCAACGATATTGATGACATCGTGTATCCGTACGACTTCTATGTCGTTAAGCGGATGCAGGACCCTGACCATGGCGAGACTCTGCTGCTCAGACTGCACTTGCCTAAAGATGGTGTCAGGGACTTCATCATGCCTCTGGC